ATAAAATATTTGCGAAAAAATTAGAAGAGGTAGCCGAAGGTAAATGTAAACGGTTAATCATAAATATGCCACCTAGACACACCAAGTCCGAGTTCTGCTCTACCTATTTTCCTGCTTGGATTATGGGTAAGCAACCTAATCGTAAAATCATGCAAACCACTCATACAGGAGAGCTTGCGGTTCGTTTTGGCCGTAAGGTCAGAAACATGATGGATACTGAGGAGTATAAAAAAATATTTAGCAAAGTAGAACTACAAGCTGATTCTAAATCTGCTGGTCGTTGGGAAACCAACAAAGGCGGAGAATACTTCGCAGCTGGTGTGGGTGGAGCTATAACAGGTCGTGGTGCAGACTTACTTATTATTGACGATCCACATTCAGAACAAGATGCTTTGTCCCCAACTGCTATGGAGGCATGTTGGGAATGGTACACCTCTGGCCCTAGACAAAGATTACAACCAGGAGGAGCCATTATATTGGTGATGACAAGGTGGAGTTCGCTAGATTTAACCGAAAGGCTTTTAGAGGCCCAGAAAGAAGAACTAGCCGACCAGTGGGATATTGTAGAGTTTCCCGCTATCTTTGAAGAATCAGGTAATCCTTTGTGGCCTGAGTTCTGGGATATAGAAGAGCTTAACAAGGTAAAGGCCTCTTTGCCTACCCAAAAATGGAACGCCCAGTGGATGCAAACTCCAACCGCAGAAGAAGGTTCGATTATCAAGCGTGAATGGTGGAATGCTTGGAAACCTGATTCCTTGCCTCCTGTAAAATATATTATTCAAAGTTATGATACTGCTTATAGCAAAAAGCAAAACTCTGACTACTCTGCTATCTCTACTTGGGGTGTCTTTAATCCAACCCCTGATGATCCTGATTCTATTATTTTGCTTGATGCCCAAAAAGGCAGATGGGACTTTCCTGAACTAAAAAGAGTAGCCTACGAAGAATATAAATACTGGGATCCTGATATGACCCTAATCGAAAGTAAAGCCTCTGGTACACCACTAACACACGAACTACGCAGATTAGGTATACCTGTTGTCAATTACTCACCCACTAGAGGCCACGATAAATCTACCCGTATGCACTCAGTCGCACCAATATTTGAGTCTGGTTTGGTGTGGGCACCACAAAAGAAATTTGCTGAAGATATGATAGAGGAGTGTGCAGCTTTTCCCTTTGGTAAAAATGACGATTTATGTGATACTATGTCCCAAGCCCTAATGAGATTTAGGGAAGGTGGTTTAGTTTCGTTACATGACGATTACTTAGAAGACTCTAGACCAGTTGTTAAAAGGGCATATTATTAATGACAGTAGAAAATGTTGCAAAAGATAATAGATATGATGTTAATAAAAAATTTTTGCAAGACTTTCACAATAAAATTTTAGGTGGGGACAAGGTATTTAAAAATGAAAAAGGTGAAAGAATGACTATGCTAACAAGCACAGTTGGTACTGGTAAAAATACCCATTATATTTTACCAGCTCTTGATCCCATAACAGGTAAAGAATTAAGCAGTAATGAAATATTAAAAAAATACAAGTCTGCGATAGAATCAGGTACAGTAAAATCTTACAACACCTATCAAGAAGCTGAAAAAGAAAGAAGCAGAATGCGTACAGAAATTCTAGGTAGTAACTAATATGGCAATAGAAAAAGACATCAACCCAACCGTACTTAACGAAGAAAACCAAGTCCCACTAGGTGATGAAGGTATGGAAGTAGCACTGGCTGCAATCGAAGAAGCTAATATGGAAGACTTTGTTATGCAAGAAGATGGCAGTGCTGTCTTAGAATCTAGTATGCAAGAACAAATAGATACAGGCTTTGATGAGAACTTAGCTGAATCTATGGATGACAATGATCTAGCTAAAATATCCAATCAACTTATGGATGGTATTGAGAAAGACAAATCATCTCGTGAAGATTGGGAAAGAACCTACACAGATGGTCTTAAATACCTAGGTATGAAGTTTGACGATGAAAGGTCTGAACCTTTTGAAGGTGCCTCTGGTGTCATACATCCCTTACTAGGCGAAGCAGTTACTACTTTCCAAGCACAAGCATATAAAGAATTATTACCCTCTGGTGGACCCGTAAAAACACAAGTTATTGGTGCCTACGATAGTGGCGTTGAAGAACAAGCCCAAAGAGTCAAAGAGTTTATGAACTATCAAATTATTCATGTTATGGAAGAGTTTGATGAAGAGTTAGATCAGATGTTGTTTTACCTACCTCTTGCAGGTTCTGCATTTAAGAAAGTGTATTACGATGAAGCCCTTGGTAGAGCTGTTTCTAAGTTTGTAGCCCCAGAAGACCTAATCGTACCTTACTACACCACAGATCTAGAATCATGTCCTAGAATCACCAATGTTATTAAAATGCCAGAGAATGAAGTTAGAAAACTACAAGCTCTTGGGTTTTACCGTAAAGTAGATATAGATTACGGTGATGATATTGAATCATCCGATGTAAAAGAAGAAATAGACAAGTTATCTGGTATGGAGCCTTCTTATGATGATGGTGAAGTATCTATGTTGTATGAAGTGCATTGTAATTTAGAGCTAGATGGTTTTGAAGACATGGATGACTCTGGTGAAGCAACAGGCGTAAAACTGCCTTACATAGTCACTATTGATGTTAATTCTAGTGAAATACTATCTATTCGTAGAAACTTTCTTGAACAAGATCCACTTAAAAATAAAGTTGAATACTTTGTTCACTTCAAGTTCTTACCTGGCCTAGGATTCTACGGCTTTGGTTTAACGCACATGATAGGTGGTTTATCTAAAGCATCTACATCTATACTAAGACAGTTAATTGACGCTGGTACCCTAGCTAATTTACCTGCTGGTTTTAAGACTCGTGGCATAAGAATTAGAGATGAAGATACACCAATACAACCTGGAGAGTTCAGAGACGTTGATGCTCCTGGCGGATCACTTAGAGAATCTATCCAACCACTACCTTTTAAAGAACCAAGCGGTACTTTATTAAACCTTCTAGGTATATTAGTAGACGGTGGTAAAAAGTTTGCATCTATTGCTGAGATTAATACAGGTAAAGGCAATCCTAATGCACCTGTAGGTACTACTCTTGCTTTACTTGAAAGATCTACAAAGGTTTTATCAGCTATACACAAAAGACTACACAATTCACAGAAAAAAGAATTTAGATTATTAGCTCAAGTATTTAAAGAATACTTACCGCCTGAATATCCTTATGCAATAGCAGGTGGCAACTCTGAAATAAAACTATCAGACTTTGATGATAGGATAGATATATTCCCTATCTCAAACCCAGATATATTCAGTCAATCGCAACGTATTGCTATGGCACAAGAAATGATGGCATTAGTGCAGTCCAATCCAGATGTGCATGGGCCAACTGGTATATACGAATCTTACAAAAGAATGTATGCAGCTATAGGCGTTGATAACGTAGAAAAAATACTTACGCCACCACCACCGACTCAACCTAGTCCTATAGAGGCAGGGTTTGAAAACAATAAACTTTTATTAGGTCAACAAGCTCAAGCATTTGGTCAACAGAACCATGATGCTCATATTGCAACACATATGGCTTTATTACAGACACCGCCAGTGCAAATGAACGCACAAGTACAAGCTTTAATACATTCACACATTATGCAACATTTACAAATGAAAGCAGATAGTTTGGCTGAACAACAAATGCCACCAGAGGTGATGCAACAGTTTCAACAAATACAACAACAAGCTCAACAAGCCAATCCCGCAGAAGCACAGCAAATGGTTGCACAAGCTGGTGACTTACTTGCTCAGTTCTCTGCACCTATCATGGCAGAGTTGATTGCAGAATACAGTCAGAAAGTGTCTGATCCTAGTGACGAAGATCCTTTAGTAGCCATAAGAAAACAAGAACTTGCATTGAAAGGTCAAGAGCTATCTATGGAACAACAACAGTTCTTACAAGAAGAAAAACGTAAGTCATTAGATGCACAAAGAAGAATTAACGTAGATAAAGAAAGAATAGAATCTATGGAAGATATAGCAGATTTGCGTGATGAAACTGCTAGGGCTAGGCTAGAACAGCAAGCACGTTTTAAATTATTAGAAATGCAAAATAAAAATTAATCCTTGCAAAATTAAAAATCAACCAACATAATAAAACACATGATTAAAAGAACAGACATAAGTCAACAGAAAACACCCAAAGTATTAAAGAATAAAAACAGCTATAGCAATAAAGGTAGTGCATCTACTAAAACTAAAGCTGGTACTTTTTCAGCTAATACAAAAGCTAAACCAGGTATGGGTAAAGGAAAAGCAAGAGGTATGGGTGCCGCCGAGTTTGGTGGCAA